CCCCAGCGACAACAATGGCGTTGTCCTCTCCACCGCAGAAGACGGCGGCACTCCCGTTGCTGTCGGTTTCCGCGCCAAGAAGTCCAACGGCAAATACCGCTACTTCTGGCTTTACCGCATCAAGTTCGGTATTCCCGCCACTGCGCTGGCCACCAAGGGCGACAGCATCACCTTTAACACTCCCACCATCGAGGGCACCATCATGCGTCGTAACAAGGTGGACGGCAAGGGCAAGCACCCCTGGAAAGCAGAGGTCACCGAAGGTGACAGCGGTGTCACCGCAGCAACCATCACCAACTGGTATAAGGAAGTGTACGAGCCTTCCTATACCGAAACCACTACGACGGAATAAGGAGGACTGACTCATGATTGAAGATCGCGCATCCGTCATTCAGATCGGCGGCGAGGAATACACCCTGCTTCTGACCACTAAGGCCACCAAGGAGGTCGCTGGTCGTTACGGCGGCCTGGAAAACCTGGGCGACCATCTCATGAAGTCCGAGAACTTCGAGATGGCCATCGGTGAAGTAGTCTGGCTGATCACTCTGCTGGCAAATCAGTCCATCCTCATTCACAACCTCAAGCATAAGGATGCACCCAGGGATCTGCTCACCGAGGAAATGGTGGAGCTGCTCACGGTTCCTGCGGATCTGGCCACCTACAAAAGTGCCATTATGGATGCTCTGCTGAAGGGCACCAAGCGTAACATCGAAAGCGAGGCTGACTCAAAAAACGCGCAGGTCGAGTAAGTGACGAGGAGTTATTTACTCGACTTTTATATTACGGCATCAGCCACCTGAACCTTTCCATGGATGAGGTTGGGCTGATGCCGTTTGGCTTGCTCCTGGATCTCTGGGAGTGCCACAAGCAGTACCACGGCATCGCCAAACCGAAGCGGGAGATGTTCATTGATGACATTATTCCTGCTGGAATTTAACAGAAAGGCGGTGGTGAAATGGCGGACACTTTTGGCCTGAAAATTGGCCTTGAGGGTGAAAAGGAGTTTAAGAAAGCTCTGGCCGAAATCAACCAGTCTTTCAAAGTTCTCGGTTCGGAAATGAAGCTGGTGGAGTCCCAATTCTCCAAGAACGATGATTCTGCCGAAGCTCTCGCCGCACGGCACAAGGTACTGACCGAACAGGTCGAAGCCCAACGCAAAAAGGTGGAGATGCTGAAACAGGCTCTCGCCAATGCCGCCGAGTCCTTTGGTGAGAATGACCGCCGAACCCAGGCATGGCAGATCCAGCTGAACAACGCACAGGCCGCCCTTAATGGCATGGAGCGTGAGTTAGCTGACAACGAAGCCGCCATGGATGAGCTGGGCAAGGAAATGGATGACACCGGCGACTCCGCAGATGATCTGGAAGAAGAACTGGACGATGCTGGAGATGCCGCCGATGACAGTGAGGGTAAGTTCTCCAAGCTGGGCGGCACTCTGAAAACTGTGGGTGTGGCAATAGGTGCCTGCGTGGCCGCCGCTGCCGCTGCCGCAGTTTCCCTGGGCAAAGCAGTCGTGGAAGCCTATGGCGAATACGAGCAGCTGGTGGGTGGTGTTGATACCCTCTTCAAAGACTCCTCCGCCGCTCTGCAGGAGTATGCCAATAACGCATACAAGACCGCTGGTATGTCGGCAAACGATTATATGTCTACGGTCACATCCTTCTCCGCTTCGCTGATTTCCTCCTTGGGTGGCGATACGGAAGCGGCTGTAAAGTATGCGGATATGGCCATCACCGATATGGCGGACAACGCCAATAAGATGGGTACCGACATTGGCCTCATCCAAAATGCCTACCAGGGTTTTGCCAAGCAGAACTATACAATGCTGGACAACCTCAAGCTGGGCTACGGCGGCACCAAGACCGACATGGAGCGGTTGTTGGCTGATGCCCAGGCCATTTCTGGCATTGAGTACAACATCGAATCCTATGCCGATGTGGTCGATGCCATCCATGTCATTCAGGAGAGCATGGGCGTTGCCGGTGCCACCGCCGCCGAAGCGGAACACACCATCGAAGGCTCCATGAACTCCATGAAGGCGGCCATCGCCAATCTGGTGGTAGGCTTCGGTAATGCCGACGCTGACATTGAGCAACTCTGCAATAATGTGGTCGATGCCTTCCAGGATGTGCTGACTAACATTACCCCAGTCATCGAGAATATCATTGCGGCTCTGCCCACGGCACTGAACACCATTCTCGAAACAGCGATTGAACTTCTGCCCACTTTGCTGGAAACAGTCGTTGACCTGTTCTCCCAAGTGCTGAATACACTGCTGACACTACTGCCAGAGATTATCCCGGTGGTCATTCAGGCAGTTCTCACCATCGTAAATACACTGATTGAGAATCTACCCCTGCTGGTGGAAGCGGCGATCCAGATTGTCATGTCTTTGGTTCAGGGCATCGGACAGGCTTTACCCACGCTGATCCCCACAGCGATCCAAGCGGTCATCACCATCGTGCAGAGCCTCATTGACAGTCTACCCATGATTCTGGATGCAGCCCTCCAGCTGATCACTGGTCTGGCAGACGGCCTTCTGGCGGCCATTCCTGTGCTGATCGCTGCTCTGCCCGAGATCATACTCAGCATCATCAACTTTATTTTGGATGCCATTCCGCAGATCATCGAGACCGGCATACAGCTGCTGACCTCCTTGGTCGCAGCCTTGCCCCAAATCATCACTGCCATCGTAGAGGCGATTCCCCAGATCATCAGCGGCATCATTCAGGCCGTCCTTGGGGCGATCCCTCAGATCATCCAGGCAGGCATTGACCTGCTGGTTTCCTTGATCCAGGCTTTGCCCCAGATCATTACCACTATCGTCGGTGCGATCCCGGACATCATCTCCGGCATTGTCAATGCGGTCATCAGCAATATCCCTCTGATCGTGCAGGCTGGTATTGATCTGCTAACTTCGCTCATCAAGAATCTACCAACCATCATCGTGGAAATCGTAAAGGCTGTACCTCAGATCATTTCTGGTTTGGTGAGTGCCCTGGGCAAAGGCGTGTCCCAGCTTGCAGAAGTGGGTGGTAACCTCGTCCGTGGCCTCTGGCAAGGTATCCAATCCCTGGCCTCCTGGCTCTGGAACAAGGTGTCTGGCTGGATCTCCTCCATCTGGGATGGAATCTGCGATTTCTTCGGAATCCATAGTCCCTCTGACGAAATGGCTTGGATCGGTGAGATGTTGGTAAAGGGCCTCACTGGCTCCATTGAGGATAACGGCGGCGAAGCGGTCAAGGCAGCGGAAGCCATGAGCAGCGACATCAACGATGTCATGCATGGCCTTGCCAAGGATATGGAAACCGCTCTGCCGACTGACTTCCATGTGGACGGCAGCATCAGCGGAGCTGTATCCGGGGCGACCGACACCAAGGCTCAAAGCGGCATTCAGCTCGTGCTGAACATCACGAACTTCAACAATTATTCTTCTGAGGATATCCATCAGCTGACCAATGAAATCATGGTCACAGCAGGTCAATTTGCAAAACGGAAAGGGGTGGTTTTTGCGTGAATTACTTTGAATATAAGGGCATTCGTTCTTCTGATATGGGTCTGCGGATTGAAAGCAAGAATGTATTCTCTGGCCCCGAATACGAGGTGGATTTCCTTTCTATCCCCGGTAGGGACGGTGATCTGATTGCCGATGGCGGCAGATTCCCCAATGTCCAGGTGACCTATTCCGTGTTCATTCCCGCAAAAACCATCTCCGAACTTTCGCAGAAAATCACGGCGGTAAAAGCATGGCTGTATTCCGGGCTGAACAGCTACCACACGCTGTCCGATACCTACGATACAGCCTTCTTCCGTCATGCGGTATTTGCTGGCAAGTTGGATATCGAAGATGAACTGAACCGGATCGGCATCTTTACAATCAGCTTCTCCTGCAAACCCTTCCGATACGATGCTGCTGGCACAGAAAGTGTCACGCTGGCTACTGGTGAAGTGTTGCTGAATCCGTACCCTTTTACCAGCAAGCCGATCCTCCGCATTGAGGGTAGCGGCAAAGGTACCCTGACTATTCAGTCAGAAGGAAGCAATGCTATCTGGAATTTTACTTCCATTGACGGATATGTGGAGGCCGACTCCGAGCAGATGAACTTCTATAAGGATGCCGAGCCGAAAAATGATACTGTATCCGGCGATGGTTTCCCGCTCCTTTACCCCGGGGAAAACACGGTATCTTTCTCTGGCGGCATTACTGCGGTCACCGTAACTCCAAGGTGGTGCTGCCTGTGATCCCGGTTCTCTACAAAGCGAATGCAACAGACTTTACCACCTTTGGCATCGGCGTTCTAAAAGACTGCATTTCCTGCGAAGTCACAGAGGAGCGCAACGGTGCGTTTGAGTGTGTTTTGAAGTATCCCATCACCGGCGCTCTTTACACAGAAATCACCACAGAGCGGCTGGTGAAGGCAAAACCCAACGATACCGCCAAAGACCAGGTGTTCCGTATCTACCGGGTGACAACGCCTATCAATGGCCAGATCACTGTGTACGCACAGCATCTGTCCTACGATCTCTCCAACATCGCCGCTCTGCAATGGACAGCGGGGTCCATTTCTCCTGCGCTGGCCATGGAGCGTGTGTTTGCCAATACGGCCACGCCTCACGGTTTTACCTGTCAGACTGATTATTCGGTGGCAAAGGCGTTCTCGGTATCCAAACCCCAGAGTGTCCGCGCCTGTTTGGGTGGTGTGGCAGGTTCTTTTCTGGATTTGTGGGGCGGCGAATTTGAATGGGACAACTTCCATGTTGTCCACCACCAGGGCCGTGGCCAGCATACTGGCGTTGTGATCGAGTACGGCAAAAACCTCACGGATCTGGAGCATGACAACGAAAACACCGATGTTTATACCGACCTTCTGCCGTATGCGGTTGTAACGGCAGAGGACGGCACAGAAACGGCGGTCACGCTGCCAGAAGTGCTTCTGCCCATTGCGGATACCACTCTGGTGCAGAGGAAAACTCTCATCCGGGATTTCACCGAGTATTTCGATGAAGAGAACCCGGTCACCGTGGATGGGCTTCGCGCCTATGCCAATAACTACCTCAAAAACAATCCGCTGGGTACGGCAACACCTACGCTGACCGTTGCCTTTGAACCCCTCTGGAAACAGCCGGAATATGCCGCCGTTCTGGAACGGGTGTCCCTCTGTGATACCGTGACCATTCGGCACAGCTTACTTGGAATTACCGCTAAAGCAAAGGTCATCACTACGGTGTATGACACCCTGGCAGAGAAGTATATTTCCATCTCCCTTGGTTCTGCCAAGGCGAACCTTCTGAACAATGTGTCCGCCGCCGAAGCCGCAGCCGAGGATGCCGCCGCCAAGGTTGACCGTTTTCCGGTGCTGATGAACTCGGCTATCAAAAATGCTACGGGACTTATCACCGGGCAGACCGGTGGCTATGTGGTCATCCACACCGACTCTGATTCCGGGCAGCCTTATGAACTGCTGATCCTGGACGCTCCATCCATCGAAGAGGCAGTTAATGTATGGCGGTGGAATGTGGGCGGTTTGGGGGTTTCCAGTAATGGCTAAAACGGGCCCCACCAAAATACC